AACTATTAAAAGTTAATGCAAATTTACTTCCAATAGCTTCTAATATCCTTCTTACTTTTAAAGCTGGAAATAATTCAGTGTATTTAATTGCATTATCAATTTTAGTAATATCAGTAGATGTGGAATCGTTATATGTCCAAACTCTTTGACTAGAAATCAAAGGAAACATTAAGTCGCTATCCGCATTTGTAGAAATTTTACTAATAACATTAGGTCCTGAATACTCTATATCATAAGCGCTTAAATCTAAATCACTCAACTTAGCATCCCCAAACTTATCTTTAAGAGTAACTAAATCACCATAGAAAGTTATCGTGTAATTGTCAGGTCTTCCATTCTTTATCTCAGACTTTTCAACCATTATAGTACCCGTTCTAAATGGTGTTAGTCCAACTTCTATTTTAGCTCTAATTCTAAAGTTAAAATTCCATTGATACACTCCATTAGTAGTTGCTACATCTACATCCGATTGGTAAAAATGGTGTAGTATTGCATTATTAATAGGACTTGCTGGTATTGTAAACGATTGTGTAAAGTCAGTATATACTTTAGATATGTCTTGTATATTCTGTATACTACTTGTAAGCTCAATTTTCTCATCATTAAACAGTTCTAATTTAGAATAGTTACCACTTCCACTTATCCCTTCAACATATATATCTACGACTCTCTTCATTATATTACTGAATTTATTGTGTTATACGCAAACTCGAACTCTAAACTGTAGTTAATCATGTGATTATTTATGTTTTTCATGAGTTCTAATGACTTTGTTTTACATATTGCAGGCTTATTATCAACCAATATACGTTCACTCATTATAAGTTGCTTAATATTCGAGCTAAAATCTTCGTTAACATACCCACTATTTACCGAAATTGTCTCTCTAGCATTGGCATTGAACGTCCTTTTTTGTCCTTGTAATGTATCATAACCGCTTGACGTTTGCATTACGTTATAATCACTCGATTCTATTGATATATTAGTCTTAGATGCCTTGAAAAAGAACTCTCTTTGCCATGCACCATACTTGTTTATGAAGTCAATCGTTACAGGTGTATATTTAGGCTCACATACAGAAGTAAAAGTCCATGTTGCTAACTCAGTATATGAAGAGTCAAGTACTGACAATATATTTAAACTACCATATATCCTTGGTATACTATACCATTTAGTTGATGGTACGGTGTAAACTTCTTTATCTATGTAATATATTATTCTATTTGTATTCGTTGGAGTACCAGTTATAACTGGGGGGAACCCTTCAAAATCAGGAGTAATGGTTGTTATATTTGTACCTGAATTATATGTACAAGTCAATACCGTTCCAGACCACGATGTTGTAGTTGAAACAGTATTTGCATATGTAAAGGTTAAAGGCTCCCCAGGTAGTATTTTTGATGTGTAATTACCTGTCTTTGTTAATGTAGTAATGGTATAAAAGGAACCAAATGCAAAAACAGAATTAACTACTACCCCAGTTAATTCTAAATAGTTTTTATTTTTATAACTAATCTTTTGACCAGCGGTTAGATACATTGCAACCTCTCCAGCATAAGAAGTATCTTCATCGTAAAAATATTCTTTCTGCTCTAGTAAGTAATTCTCATTACTATAATTATAATTATATCCATCTTCATAGTATGTATATCCATCGAATGCAAAAGCATTAATAGCTTCAACATAATGATCTACTCCTGAACTATCGTAATACCATACGTCAATATAAACATTACAATATGAAGAAGTAGCTAAACTTGTAAATGTACCTACTGTTGGACTTTGTGGCGCAGAATGAGATAAGTATTCTCTAACATAGGGAGATATATCGTAACTAGTATTTGTATTTGTAGAACTTGGAATAAGTTTAGACAATGTATAAGCAGGAGTAGTAGGCATTGAGCCTGTGCCATTCCATAGAAAAATATCTATTCTAGTTTTTACTTGTCCAGTTTCATTTACCGATACAATATAGGGACTTCTTACAAATATGTTTGCCATTTATTTAGGTTGTTGAATTGTATACTTAAATAACTCCTCAACGTCCAATCCGTATTTAACGATTAACTCTTGTGGCAATTTCTCGAAGTATTTTTGAAATGGTTTTGTGAAAAATAGTGACGGTTTAGTGCCTTTAGAATATATAGACCTAGTGATTAAGAATGCTGTAGATTCGTACGACATAAACTTACCGCTCTTCTTATCTCTAAACTGAAATCTCCTAGCCTTAACCCATCTTTGTATACCCTGAGTTAATCCACCTTTCTTACCTTTACCGCTACCAAATTTAAATGGTGAGTTAGGAGCTTTAGCACTTGAATTCTTACCACGTACCCCTTGATCTAAAAACTCCCCGTATTTACCTAAATCAAAACTAAGATAAAACGAATTAGGCATAGCTTTAGCTTCACCTTTAATTGAGTTGTATAGCGATTTAGATACGTTTCTGCCTTGCTTAGTTAAGTTAGACCTAGATTGTTGTATTACATAGTTCTTAAACTTGTCTAGCTCCTCTTGTACGTTTAGCATATAGTCATTGTGTTTGCCATTGTAACATCAAAAGTCATTGTACATCCAGCAACATCGTCCGTAAATCTCTCGGTAAATAATTCGAATGTTGCGCTGTCAGATTCAATGGAATATTCTCTGCTATATTCACCACGTCTCAACTGCTCAAATAATCTTTGACAACTTGCTATACTTTGATGGTGAACGTCATCTTCATTATTATTACCATAATATAGGTCCTCTAAATCTTCCTTAGTGTAGTCAATCAAATCCATTACAATAACCGACACGCTAAATCTAATCGTGTTGGATTCGAACTGCCCAGTGTCAACCATAACATGAGCAAGTGGATACATATCCTTCTTAGCATTGGTAATCTTGTCTATACTTCCTTTAGTAGTTTGGTTAATTAAAGGATCGCCAATCAATAGGTTGTTTAGTAAAGTTGTTAATTCATAGTAGCCTTTCATGTTGTCGTTTTAATTGTCTATTTTCTATGTCAGTCTTTTGCTTTTCAAATGTCAGCATTGTTAAGCACTCAAAAAGTCCCGATTCTGTAACTCGTTCAAACTTTGTAATGTCTCCTTTAGCGAGTTGATATATTGATTGATACCATCCCCATTGCTTTCCAAATTGAGTTGTTTCGCTAAAATCGTTTTGGCTTTCTTCGTCATCTGTTTCTCTAAATAAGATAGGGTAGCCGTCAATAGCTCGTTTCCTAAACTCCAAAAAAAAACCGATGCAGGTAACACAACATCAAGCGGTGCATATTTCATTAAATCAGCATAGTTCGCTGTCCCGTTGTATTTCTCGATGGTATACTTATTCCCTTTCTCTTCTACGATAGGTCGGTACATAACAGCCATTGCCTTGTGGAATGATTGTACATCGATAATATTAGACTCTAAATCTATGTATTCCCCAAACGATATGTCTTCAAGTTCATTAATGAATCCGAACTTTACACCTTGAATCTCAAATGTCTTCTTTAGTTCTAGTTTCTTATCGAATAATGCCTTGAAATGAGTAACCAAATCAATAACATCTGACAGCTTAATGTCGACAACACTCTTCAATTCTATACCGCAAAATATCTCAATCATTTTCTGAGATATAAACAAGTCTGAGTTGTCCTTATTCGATGCGACTACCATGTATTTTTGGTAGTGCATCAAAGGTATCTCGTTTAACGATGTTGGTATTACTAATTCTAATTTCATAGTTCCTTATCGTTTAATGCAAAGTATAAATTTTGTAATTCATGTACATATTTAATTTCCTTTAATTCATAACATCCAGCGTCTGATTCATCGTAACTATAAATCCATTTCCCACAATCTTGTTTAATAGAATTATAATAGTCTCCAGCTTTGACAATATAGTTTGAGTACATACTTTCAAACCCTAACTTCAACAACCATTCTTCCGTTAGTGGAATAGGAGTCATAATCGACGAATTATAATAAAGTTCTTGCAAATCAATCCTAAGAATTGTATCTTCTATATTAACATAGTTGCCTATTCTTAATTCTTCTTCATTCATCATTTAATATTCTTTCTAATAGCTTTCCAATACTCCAAGCTCCCTTGAAACTTCATTATCTCATTGTCGATAGCCTCGTACATCTCTAACTTCCAGCCATCTCCATGTTCAGCTTTAAACTTCTCGATTAAGTCTAAGGTTACATCCTTAATAATTTGTTTCTTGTTCGGTACTTGAAACGTTACTTCTTTAACTTCTGTTTTCATATTTTGTATTTAGTAAATTGAATACTTTCCTTTGTTTGGATTAGCTAACTGATAACTAATCGCATATCTCAAAGCATCCAGTGCGTGGTTAAATTTATCGATTGGCGTCTCACTCTTGCGCTCTAGCCAGCAATAGTTGTTTAATTCCTTTATCAAATCTACGGAATTTTCGTCAATAATCAAATCATAATCTTGTAATAATGCTATACCATATTTAACTGAGTCAGCTCCTTTAATCGTAGGTACAATATTTAAACCTTGTGACTTCAATTCTGCTATCAAACGTGGCTCAGCATTATCTGCTACTATCAAATCATTCCCTGCAAATTGTCTATTAAGTCTAGCCAGTTCCGTTGTTGTTAGTCCAGCTTGGTATATATGTAATCTAACATAGATAGTCTTCCTAGTCTTATCAATTGACGTTTCGATTAATGTACTTGGGTCGTTACTGAATCCATAATCTTGACCGAATACACTACCATTATCTTTATTGAACTCTCCTATCCTCCAATTCGTAAATATAACACCCTCTGCTTTATCTA